AAACCAAGGACGACACTGAAAACTTTCCGTTTGCTGGCAATTGTGCCTTTCTCCCATAAGCGAAGTCGCTTCCCAACCCGTAATTGGAAACGCGAGGCAGATCTACAGACATGTCCACCGCCTGTACAAAATGAATACCACTGAGAACTTGACCCCCCACTTGTAAGTTTTGCAAGGTTATTGAGCTATTAGGATCATTTTGATTTGCAATTCGCGGCTTGTCTGTCCCCTTTTGAAAATTAAATATCTGTAAAGCCGCGTTATCTTTATTCCCGCCAGTCAGGTTAATAGCTGGAGAATCTCCGCTAGTGCCCGTTGGAAGTGTATATTCCATATTGGAACAAATATAAGAGGTAGAAATAATAGGAAGGGCTCCTACTCCATAAGTGAGTCCGTAAGTAGTGGGAAAACAATTTCCAAACGATATAATTTCATACCCACTAAAATCAATGACACCTCCCGCATAGGTTATGTTGGCCAAAGCGTCATCTTGTTGGTTGGGACAATTAAATACATAAAAATTAGTAGAAGCCTCAAGTCTCCCATCTAAAAAGTTAACAAAATTGTCTAGAACACCCGTAGCACAAAATAAACCATATGCCTCATTGCTTGCAGAGGAATCAGGAATATAACTTAAACCTAGCTGAACATCTGGTTGGTTAAAAAAATCTCTCGAAACAAACTCTTGAGCCCCAACTTGTTTTAAATTTTGTCTTGGAAAACCCACTGAATAGTTGCACGATTGAACAGCATTATATAAATTTAAATTAGTTTCAGTTTCATGAAACGCTGTATCGCTGTCCGTCATCGCCACAAAAGAATTTGGGCTCTTTAATATGTTTCTAGACATTTTAATTAATTAAGTTGTATCTTCAAGGTCCGTGTGTCCAATGGCTACACAGAGGTCGTAAAGGAGTCCCCCTAAAGTTTCTGCTTGGGCGGTAGTTAGCCCCGAAGTTATTCCTGCGGTAGAGACATCCCCCTCGGTATCGTCACCCCAGATGTAAATAGGGTTCGTCGGGGTTGTCCCCACTGTGCCCACAGCTAAGGTTGTGTTTTCTGCGACTCTTCCCCCCGCGATTCTCGTAAGGGATGCGTCACCTACCTTCCTAGAGCCAATAAACACTCCATCTCGTTCATTTGTTGTTCCATCACTAATAAAAAGCTTTGTGGCGAAACTAGCTCGCCAAGACACTCCATACCCTGGATCACCAGCCTCTTCAGATTTACCTAGTGAGAAATTTTGAGTGGAACTGTGGTATGAGTTAACATATCCAGCTGTGTGGGCAGCACTCATGTTCGTGCCAGCGAAAAAAGCCCCACAGTTCTGCTCGTCTATTTCTAGAGCTGTCATTATTGTAGGAGTGTCTACAGATCCCACAACCATCTTAGCATCATTATCGAAGGTGGCATAACCAAGACCATCCGAATAATCAGGCGGCTCATCAACCCACTCGTCCTTCGTTGCGGTCGGATTTATTACATCACGCGATGCGGCGGCTAGATTAAAACCCACAAGCCACATTCTTATGATTTTTGAGGATAGACTCTCGGTGGTGAGTGCATTAAAGAAGTCTGAGATGGCGATCTTCTGGTGGGGGCTGAATTGGTATACATCATTCGTTTCGACCGCATCAATATATGCCTGTGCGTCTGCATTAAGGGCTGTGCCCTGAAGAGCCCTTGGTACCACTCCCAGAGGATCTTCGACAAGCTCCACGGTTAGATTATTAGAATTAAAAGAAGTCCACGTATGGGTCCAGCTTGGACAATAGTAAACCTTCGGCCTATTATAAACAGAGGGAATTTGATGTTCGAATCTTCTGTATCCCCCTTTGTTTTCTAAAAATTGAAGCATACACCTTGTCTGATGGTCTGATATATTGCTGTAAGTATAGCTCATGTTAAACGTAGCAATATTGTCGTTTGTCTTTAAGCGCTGGGTAAAAGAGTTTTTATAGCTCAAAACATCTGCTTTAATTTTTACATCGTTTTGCGTTCCAATGTCAGGCTCAAAGAAAAACTTTTGCGACCACAGAGAGGTCGCCCCTGTGGGGCTATTTGCGTCAGAGGATGTATGATCTCCGCTACAATAATAAAAGTTCTCCAGCTTGTTACCATTTATGGTATCGTCTGAGTTTAAACCAAAATAAGCCACATCATACTTTTTGTAAGATACGGATCGAGCCCAATTCTGAAACGGGACGTTAGCAAAGTTGCCGTTTTTCCAGTTTAATAAAGTGGGAGCGCGAGAAACAGTAATGTTCGATGCCACTTCGAAGCGCTGATTGTTAATAAAATTAACCCCATAATTATCGCAAAACCCTGAAATGGTTTTATAAATTCCAGTGTTATCGGGAGCAAATTCTATAGGCAAATGGCCTGACTGGCTCTCAAAAAAGGCTACAAGTCTTTGTGCATCTGATTCATTGACCTCGTATCGAAGCGAAAACTGAGCGCCCAAACTATTAATCGATAAAGGTATTAAATTATAATAAAAATCATCAGTAACATAGCTGTGATTTGATCCTTTAAACTCAACCTTCGAACCGTAAGAAGGGGTAATAGAAAGGTCCGCTAATTCAGAAGGGACCGTAATCCCTGAAATATTGGTATCCCTATTGTAAAATAAACTTTCGCTCATGAGTGACCCACATAGTTAAGAGTTAAACGAACCGATCCGTCTGCTGAAGCACTTAGCTGCTCGCCTACTAGTGATGCTTTCGGGATGGTGAGAGACTGGAGAGAAGTTCCGTCTCTCCCATTAATAGTAAACGAAACAGTTTTTTCTTCTTTTCCCGTCGTCAAAAAATTATACCCGCTCTCTAAAAAAACGTCGTCTACTTCTAACTGCACACTAGCGGTATATTTAATAGGGGGTATATATTTAACTTCAATAGGGGTTTCGGAACCTAGTGTATAGCAAGGCTTTCTCATCACCTCTAAAGCATAATCAAAACCAATAACCCTGTTGGTGGTAGTATTGTCACACGTAGCGGTTATGGAGCCTTGGTTTGGGACATATATCGAGAAAGTTCCCGCTCCCGAAGCGTTAATTCCGCTTCTCATTTCGTCATAAACTACCAACGAAGAATTAATTTTGGGGATAGACCCAACCGCACAATTAACCGAATAAGAAGTTAAATACCCACTCTTAAATCCATAAGATTCATTATTGTCGTAATTAAAGCTTCCTGTAACAATGTGGTTGGCTCCCGTATAATCCAAAAGTGGGTCGTTAAAAAGCAAATTACGAGATAAAGAAACCGTTTGAGAGGTGGGTCCACCAATAGTTGTTACCCCTTTTTGATAACCCAAAAGGTTTGTGGTGTTGGCCGCGTTATTGTATCCAATCTCTATTGAGGTTACCCCAGACAGCTCCGCACCATTTGGGTTCCACCTTACTGGAATAAAAAAGTGACCTTCGTAATTTAACTTTGATCCAAACATCTTTTATACCCTTCTCAACTCAATAAACCGCCGAGTCTTTGTTCTTCTGCAATAATTTGCCTTACACTGTCTCCAAGCCTAGCGGCCAAGTTCTGTTGTTGCTCATCTCCATTAGTGTCTTGAGTTTCGGTCCCGTCAGAATTGATAGTAATATTGATAACGGTTTCACCGCTTCCCCCTAAGTTATCACCAAGGTTATTAATAGCATTTACTATGGCACCGTCGTCGCCACCTCTACCACCCCCAGAGCCAAAATCAACGGGAATTGATCTGCCGTCTGGAAGAGGCACGACCGCTTCATTGCTGGCCCCTTCTCCCATAAGTGCCATAGTTGGCTGTGTAATGACGCCGCCATGCTGAAAACGCAGCACTCCCCCTTGGCCACCGCGACCGAGATCGGTGCCCATCTGTTCTTCCATTTTCTCTATCCGACGACTCAACCTTTCGATAACGTTAGCCGCTCTTACTTCAGGCCGAGATGATGGGAGGTCTCCCACGGGATTACTAAAGTTCAAAAGACCCCCAAATTTTTCGCCCTCATATTCATAGCCCATAAGGCCAGCCTTCGCCGCACCAAAAAGCCTCTTGGACGCCTTTATATCCTTGCCTTGGGTTCCCTTCATATATTCGCTAACCCCCTTCATGGCTTGATTAATTCCCACCGAAGCAACCGCCGCCATTACAGATCCCAAAAAGGCTTTTTGGGCCTCTTTATTTTGTTCTTCTACTTGCTCTTCATATTGGATTTGGCGAGTGTAGAGTCCGAAGGCCTCTTGTTTAGATTGCTGCTCTCTCTGGAATAATGGGCTATTACGCCTTCCAAACATGGTTAACGCTGCGCTTTGAGGTTCTAAGGATGCCGATCCGAATCCAGCACCTTCGCTAAATTTACCTTGCAAACCAGTAGTGAAAGACTGAGTAGCGAAATCTAAAAGATTTCCCTTTCCCTTTATGGCTCCCTGTCCATAAGTTCCTGGGGTAAAGAGGCCTCCTCTTTGCATTTGACCGACATTTCCCCTATTGAGACCCTCTAGGAATCCTACTCCATATTGGCTTACAGCATCTCTTTGAACAACAAACTCGCCACCCGTTAGTAACGTTGGAACATCATCTCTTGTTCCAGAACCTCCCCTTACTAAACCACCTGTTTGGTAGCCAAAAATCCCCCCCAGAAAACTCAATACATTTCCACCGCCACTGTCCTTCTTCTTACCTCCCCCGCCGATTCCCGACAGAAGACTATCGAAAGCCGCCGCCATATTGTGCTTGGCTGCTTGGGTGAAAAAATCTGTAGCAGCCGATCTCAGAATGTCCCCTAAATCTTCCCCCAAAACAATTGCGTCAACCATTCCATCGGTTATGGTCTTCTTAAATTGTTCTGC